TGTTAGTTATTAGTTAATTTTAACTTCTAGTTACCCCACCTACCCCGTACCACCCGTATTGCACACGGGCCGCTACGCACGCGCGTAGTTTATTTCGCGCATCCAAATTATAAATTCTGTCAATAGGGGTCACCCCTTTAGTTTTTCACATATCCTAGTACCCCACTATGCCCATATATGTAAAAAAGCTAAAAAAAAATAAAAAAGGGGTTCCCTACTAGTTATAACTAGTATATATATAGTTTTATACTAGTATAACTTACTAGTTATAACTAGTAACTTTATAACTAGTTGGGAAAATTATTTGGAAAATAATATTGTTAGTCTAAAAGACTTTAGAAACAAAAAAGAAACCCAAAAATTATTAGATTTTAATCCAGAAGAATTAGAAGATCCAGTTGTTATAGGATGGGTAACTGATGAAAGTGGAGAAAGATCTTTGAATATAGTTTCTGCCGTTGACACAAAAGAATGTTTGTGGATGATTGATCTGGCACAGAAGATTGTAGATCAGGATCGTGTGGAATGCAGGAACGAGAATGAATGATTTATCTAGAATATTAAAAACGGCATCTAAGAAACTGGATCAGTTTCCTTTGGAAAAGCAACAAGAGATATTAGCGCTTGTTGATGAGCTTAATGAGATTCAGGAAAAGGAACAGGCAAGAAAAGAATTTATCCCTTTTGTTAAATTAATGTGGCCGAGTTTTATTCATGGCAAACATCATGAGACTATGGCAGATGCTTTTGAAAGAGTGGCTAGGGGTGAATTAAAAAGATTAATTATTAACATGCCACCCCGTCACACCAAGTCAGAGTTTGCAAGTTATTTGTTTCCGGCTTGGTTTCTTGGAATGTACCCAAATAAAAAAGTTATACAAACCGCACATACCGCAGAACTATCTGTAGGATTTGGCAGGAAAGTTCGTAACTTAATTCAGAATGAAGACTTCCAAAATGTATTTCCGGGCATAGAACTATCGACAGATAGTAAAGCTGCAGGCAGATGGAACACAAACAAAGGCGGTGATTACTTCGCTATAGGTGTTGGCGGTGCAGTGACAGGAAAAGGCGCTGACATCCTTATCATTGATGATCCACATTCAGAGCAAGAAGCTACAATGGGTGAATATAACCCTGAAGTTTACAATAAAGTTTACGAATGGTACACCTCAGGACCGAGGCAGAGACTCCAGCCGGGTGGGGCTATCATACTTGTGATGACTAGATGGTCTAAAAGAGACTTAACAGGGCAAATAATTAATAAATCTATCGAAAGAGAGGGTTCTAATGACTGGGAAGTGATACAACTTCCTGCAATACTGCCATCAAACAAGACTTTGTGGCCAGAATTTTGGAAAAGATCAGAGTTAGACGCTTTAAAAGCTGAATTACCAGTTGCAAAATGGAATGCGCAGTACCAACAAGACCCCACATCCGAAGAAGGAGCGCTAATTAAGCGTGAATGGTGGCAGGAATGGGAAAAAGATGATCTTCCTCCATGTGAATCCATAATACAATCGTGGGACACAGCGTTTTTGAAGACACAAAGGGCAGATTATAGCGCCTGTACTACATGGGGTATCTTTTATCACCCTGATGATGACGGAAATGAAGTGCCAAATCTGATATTAATAGATGCTTACAAAGAAAAATTAGAATTTCCAGATCTAAAGAGGGCAGCTTACGAAAAATATTGGGAATATGA